TATGGAAGCAATCGCTCACAACAAGGCGTTTGCAAAGAAGGTTCACATACCCCAAAAGGTAGGTGAAGATTTTGTAAATGCCGATAAAGGCAAAAAATTTAAAGAAGGTGGAACTATGAAACACGAGAAACATGAGAAGAAAATGGCTATGGGTGGTATGGGAATGAATCCCCGTGCTGCCGCTATGATGGCCAGAGCGATGCCCCGCAAAGCACCTATGGCTGCTCCTGCTGCTGCTCCTGCTATGCCTGGCATGAAGCATGGCGGTAAGGCTGAAGATCATCATCATCACATGAAGATGGCTCACCACCATCTCAAGATGGCGATGAAAGCTGGTGGCAAGACTATGGAAAAGGGCGAGCCACACTCTAAAGAGATGGGCGAGAAGATGCTCAAGCACGGTGGTAAAGCTACTAAGCACCACTATGCCAAGGGCGGTGACGTTCGCATGGAGCCAAGCCACATGGAAAAAGGCGGAGACTTGAGAAAAGGTAACCGTCCTCATGGCGAACATGCTATTCAAGAGAAGGGTCACACTCGTGCCATGATGCCTAAGATGAAGGGCAATGACATTGGTACAGGACCAATCATTAATGCCAAAAAACGTGGCGGCAAAATTTGCTAAGGAATGAACATGAAATCACATCACGAAGTACCCGCACATCCTCACGGCCATGAGCACCCCCATGAGCACAAGCACCATGTTCATCACATGAAAGAACATGAAGCTGGTGGTCACGTTCATCATCACCATCACTATAGTGAGCATGCTGCTGGGCATGAGGTTCACCACGAAGTGGTAGAGCATTTGCATAAGCATCAAAAACACATGGCTCATGGTGGTCATGTTCATCACAAGCACAAGTGAGCTAACATGTTAGCAAGCCGTGGTATGGGTGACATTAACCCGTCAAAAATGCCTGGTAAAAAGGTGATACATCGCAAGGATAAACCCCAAGATGTATCGCTTTATAAAAAGGGGGGGGAAGTTTGGGACACCCCCAATCCTGCCAAGAAGCATAAAAAGCTTAGCTCTGCTAAAAAGGCAAAAGCAAAGGCTATGGCTAAAGCGGCGGGCAGACCTTATCCTAATTTGATTGATAACATGAGGGCATCAAAATGAGCTTACTATCACACCTTGAAGAACAGGCTGAGTATTTGCTGAGCGAACTGAAAAGATTGGCTGCATCGCACAACAGTGCATACGGTGATCACGATGATCGTTTAAAAGCAATCATAGAAACATTGGAGAATCATGTTGATGATAATTCATCCTCTGAGGATGCTCCATCTGTTGACACTATTTCTTTGCCTGATACTGCTACTGATGCACCTGCGGAAGAAGTAAGTGAAGATGCTGCTCCTGTTGTTGATTCTGTACCTGATGCTCCTGTGGTGGATACACCAGTAGCTGAAACACCTGCGGCAGAATGAGCACTTCTGGCACAACCTCATTTGACCTTGACTTCACGGATTTAGCCGAGGAAGCGTGGGAGCGTGCTGGGCGTGAACTGCGCTCAGGTTATGACTTGCGTACTGCTCGCAGGTCAATGAACCTGATGACGATAGAGTGGCAGAATCGTGGCATCAATATGTGGACCATTGAGCAGGGCAGTATTGTCCTGACTCAAGGTTTGAATACATATGCTTTGCCATCGGATACGATTGATTTGTTGGATCATGTGATTCGTACAAATGCAAATCAGACCAACAATCAGGCTGACTTAAACATCACTCGTATTAGCGTTTCTACTTACGCTACGATCCCAAACAAGTTGACTCAGGCAAGGCCAATTCAAGTATGGGTACAGAGGCTTTCGGGTGAGACTAACCCTTTGTATGATCAGACCAATACTGCCGTTACTTTATCTTCTAGTATAGGTACGACAGATACCACAATCACAATTTCCAGTACGGTCAATCTAGCTGCTCAGGGCTATATTCAGATTGATTCGGAAACGATTTATTACCAGTATATATCTGGTAATGTTTTGTACAACTGTGTTCGTGGGCAGAACAATACGACTGCAGCAGTTCATTCGGCTACTGCAAAGATTTATGTACCTCAGTTGCCAGCCATAACGGTTTGGCCGACTCCAGATGGTTCTACTACATATACTTTTGTGTATTGGAGAATGAGGAGAGTTCAGGATACTGGCTCAGGTATTCAGACTCAGGATATGAACTACAGGTTTTTGCCTGCTGCTGCAGCTGGGTTGGCTTATCACATAGCCACCAAAGTGCCTGAGTTGGTGAACAGGATTGAGATGTTGAAGGGCCAGTACGATGAGCAGTTCAACCTTGCCGCGGGCGAGGATCGTGAAAAAGCTGCTATTCGTTTTGTGCCTAGACAAATGTTTATTGGTGGAAGTACTCCGTAATGGGTAACAGGTTTGCATCAGGTAAATACTCGATTGCCGAGTGTGATCGGTGCGGGCAGAGGTACAAATTAAAACAGTTGAAGTTTGAGGTCATTAAGACTAAACTATATCAACTGAAAGTTTGTCCTGAGTGTTGGGATCCAGATCATCCTCAACTTCAATTGGGTATGTATCCAGTTGATGATCCACAGGGTGTAAGGCAGCCAAGACCTGATTTGAGTTATGACGCTTCTGGTTTGGATATTTTAGGTTTTCCTTCTGGGGGATCGAGAGATATTCAATGGGGATGGAATCCAGTTGGTGGGGCTTCTGCCAATGATGCGGGATTAACGCCAAACTATTTGGTAGCAACGACATCGGTAGGTACGGTAACAATTACAGGGAGTTAAACATGGCTAAGCACGATGACATTAAAGAAGACAAGAAGCTGATCAAAAAGGCTTTTGCTATGCACGATAAGCAAGAGCATACTGGCAAGCACACCAATCTTTCTAAGTTGAAGAAGGGTGGTTTGGCTGGTGTATCAGGTGAATCCATGAAAGCAGTTGGACGCAACATGGCTCGTGCTATGAACCAACGTGGAAGAGGTGGATGATGCCTACACAAATGAAACCCACAACCAAGAATAGCCCAGCTATTGTCAAGCCAAAGCGTGTTTATAATGGCACGGCTTCTGAGTATGCACCTCCTCATCACATGAATGATAAGAAGTTTGGTGCAGAGGCGATTGAGCAAAATCCTGATCATCCTGATATTGGCATGGCGGTGAAGATGCCTACTCGTCACAATTGGACTCCATTGAATGGTGGGGTTTCTATTGGTCACATGGACGATATCAAGACCACTGGTGAAGAGACTAGGGGTAATGGCGCTGCTGAGCGTGGAAGAATTGCTAGAGGACCGATGGCATAATGTATTACAGTGAACTGGTTACTGCCGTTAATGACTATGTAGAGAATAATTTCCCTACGGTTGACCTCAATCGTATGATTGAGCAGACGGAGCAACGCATCTATAACACGGTGCAGTTGCCTTCTTTGCGGAAGAATGTAACTGGTACTATTACCTCTGGTAATCAGTACTTATCTTGTCCCAACGATTTTCTATCTGTTTATTCTTTGGCCGTTTATCCAACGACTGGATATCCTGCAGTGCCAGGTTCATCGAACAGTTATTTGTATTTGTTGAACAAAGATGTGAACTTTATCAGAGAGGCTTATCCAGATCCATCGGTAACGGGTCAGCCAAAGCATTATGCTATCTTTGGTCCTCAGTCTAGTAATGAAGCAGAGCTGACGTTCATCATTGGGCCAACTCCCAACATAACGTACAGTGCAGAGTTGCATTATTACTACTATCCAACGTCTATCATCCAAGCGGCCATAAGTGGGTTGTCTATATATCAGGCTGGATCGGGATATACAAATGGCACTTATTACAATGTTTCTCTTACTGGCGGGACTGGCAATAGCGCTACTGCTACTATTGTTGTTAGCGGTGGTGTTGTCACATCTGTCAATTTGATCAGCTCAGGTTGTTATTATGTTGTTGGTGATACGTTGACTGCATCCATAGGTGGTGGAATAGGTTTCCAGGCGCAGGTAACGTCTATCAACAATGTCAATGGTGAGACTTGGGTTGGTGATAATTTTGACTCTGCATTGTTGAATGGCACGTTGTTCGAGGCGATTACATATGTCAAGGGTGATGCTGACATGGTTGCTTTGTACAAAAGTAGATATGATTTGGCGATGGCATCACTCAAGAACTTGGGAGATGGAAAGCTCCGTATGGATGCTTATCGTGACGGTCAAGTTAGGCAACCTGTTGTATGAGCATAGTCCAAACGCAAACCACATCGTTCAAAGCTGAGTTGTATCAGGGGGTTCATAACCTTTTGACGGATACGCTTTACTTTGCTTTGTACACGGGTAATGCAAGCATCAATGCTTCTACGACTGTTTATTCATCGACCAATGAAGTTGTTGCTACTGGGTATACGGCTGGTGGGCAGTTGGTAACAGGGGCAACAGTCAATGTTTATGGTTACACGGCATATGTTAATTTCAACAATGTGGTGTGGCCCAATTCAAACATTACTGCTCGGTGCGCTTTGCTTTATAACGTAAGCAAGGGCAACAAATCTATTGTTGTTTTAGATTTTGGGGCAGACAAATCTCAAGTTAATTTCACCATTACAATGCCAGTTAACTCTGCAACAACGGCATTAATTCGTAGTTCAAACTAGGAGCAAACATGACAAACGAAACTCAAGGATGTGGAGACTACGCAGTAGCTACACTTAATGCCAATGCCAAAGTGCCTGAAGGCATGGGTATTGAAGGTTGGTATCACGTTGTTTGCCATGACGCAAACGGCAATTTGAAATGGGAAGAGAATTTTCCTAATTTGGTGGTAGCTGTAGGTAAGCAATTGATGCTTGATACGCTACTTAAAGGTAGCTCTTACACAGTTGTTGGACCATATTTGGGTTTGACCAATGCCAGCTTGACACCTGCTGCTACTGACACCATGACCACATTGGTTGGTGGCGGTAAAGAATTTACTGCTTATACAGTTGGTGGTTCTGCGGTGCGTGGTACGGCTGTTTTTGCTTCATCTACATCCACAGGCTCTACTCCTTCTAATGTGACATCAAGTACTGCTACAGCGATTACTTACACGATCACAGGATCAGGCGGTACAATTTACGGTTGTTTCTTGGTGACTGGTACAGGTGCTGTTAGCACACAAAGTTCTACTGCTGGTGTTTTGTACTCAGAGGGTAACTTTGGTACGGCCAAGACTACGACTGCGGGCGATACCGTATCAGTTACATATAGCACAACTGCTACATCTTGATTGGGGCTTTAAATGGCCCTGCAAGTTGCCGATAGAGTTCAGGTACAGAGCACCTCGTATACAACGGGTAGCTTTACTCTTGGTACGACTCCTGTAACTGGGTTTCAGAACTTTACCGCTTTGACCAGCGGTAATACGACTTACTACGCCGCAACGGATGTATCTGGCAACTGGGAAGTGGGTTATGGAACGTATAGCTCTGTAACTCCTTCTTTATCTAGAACAACCATTCTGTCCTCTAATAACTCGGGGGCAGCGGCATCATTTAGTGGTACGGTTAATATCTTTATCACTTACCCTGCTGAAAAGTCTGTTAATTTAGACCCAAGCAACAATGTTGTATTTGCTGGATACACAGCACAAAGATTCCAAGCGGACTTCACCAACGCCACGTTCAACAGTAGATTTGCGTTCCAGACCAGTACAACAAACAGTACAACGGGTATTTATGCGCTGCCCAATGGAACATCTACTGCGGCATCTTGGCAAGCTACGAACAATAGCGATCCTACAAACGCCAGTAAGATTCTGATTGCAACCAATGGCACGACCGATGTTCAGTTGGTTTCAGGCATCAACGGTACAGGTACATATTTGCCTTTGTCGTTTTATACCAATGGGTCACAAAGTGCTCAGCTGGATACGTCTGCAAACTTCAAAACCAATGGACAGTCAATTGTAGGTAACGGTTTGTTTGTAAACAACCAGACCATCAGCACGTCTTACTCAATTCCAAGTGGGTATGCAGCCCATTCAGTTGGCCCGATTACGCTATCAAGCGGTGTGAGCATTACGGTTCCTAGTGGATCTAGATGGGTGGTGGCCTGATGTTTGGCTTATCCGCTTTTGCCCAATCACCGTTTGCATCAACGGGCAGTAATTCTTATGTTTTGTCGTTAACCGAAAACATAGCGATAGCGGATTCTAGTACTCAAGTATTTGCGTTTTTTTACTCTATTACCGAGGCGCTTACATCCAACAACACGGATTCAGAACAAGATGTGTTTTATGAGACTATAGTTGAGGGATTGAGTAATTCTGACTCTAGCACCCAGACTTCAGCGTTCTATTTCACAGATACTGAAAATATAACCGTTGCCGATGTAGATACGATTAACGCACAGTTTGCGGCATCTGATACGGAGAATTCAGGTATAGCAGATGTGCTCTCTATGTCAGCGCAGTTTAGCGTTAGCCGCACAGAGAATTCAGGATTGGCTGATTCAAGTACTCAAACATCTGCGTTCTTGGAGTCATTGACCGAGGGTACTACTTTAGCGGATAACCCAACTATTCTGGCCCAGTTTGCCCAGACCATTGCCGAATCTTTGACAATGCTGGATAACAATTCTGAGGCGGATACTTACTACTTTGCCATTACAGAAAACATTGGGGTAGCTGAGGTAGAGGGTATCAGTACCATCTATTTGTTCTCGGTAACTGAGAATTTTGGGGTAGCAGATACGCCAACGGCAAATCAAGGATTTATCGTTAGTTTGGTAGAAACCACTACCTTAAAGGATATAGAAGCCATCCAGTTTGGAGCCAATGTTAGCTTGACAGAATCAGTCACAATGGCAGATGGAAATACTGTGATTGGATGGTTTTTAATTAATGACAGCCAGAACCCTTCGTGGCAAAATATAGGGGATGGGCAGACACCCGGTTGGTCGGTAATCAATGATTCAGATTCCCCCAATTGGGTTATAGTACCAACGCAATGAGGACAACATGGCAATCACACCAACGTCACTATTAAGTTTACCGATTATCACGACAGGTACTGAATCTGGTACTTGGGGTAATGACGTAAACAATGGCTTAACGCAGTATTTGGATATTGCGATTGCGGGTAGTCTTGCCTTAACACAAGCTAATTTCACGGCCAATGCTTTGACTTTGGCGAATACGGCAGGAAGTAGTTCATCCACAGGGATCACAACGACTACGGCCCAGTATGCTATTTTGGACGTTACAAGCTTAACGGCTAACGTCACGATCACGGCTCCCACATCCAGTAAGACATACTATGTAATCAATGGTTCATCTTATACGGTTACAGTCAAGGCATCAGGTCAGACAGGGGTAACGGTTCCATCGGGTAAGAATACGCTGGTCGTGTTCAACGGTACAGACTATGTTTCTGCGGTAACGTATACACCGACCATCACGGTTAGTTCTGCCACGTTTTCTACGCTGAGTACGGACGGCACAGGTACGGTGACATTTGGTGGTACAGGTGCGATCACAGTTCCATCGGGAACAACAGCGCAGGAACCCGGTAGTCCAGCTACAGGCATGATCCGATTCAATACCACGCTCAATCAATTTGAGGGGTACAACGGGTCGATCTGGGGCGGTATTGGTGGAGCTAACGCATCTGGCTGTATTTATGTCAACAACCAAACCATCACTTCGAGCTATACTTTCCAAAGCGGTACAAGCGGAGAGAGTACAGGGCCGATCACGATCAACTCGGGTGTGGTCATTACAATTCCTAGCGGCTCTAGGTGGGTCGTACTCTAATACTAAAGGATTAACATGGGCGCCATTGTTCTAAACGGAAATACGTCAGGTTCTACAACCATTCAACCTACCGATGCGGTAACGGTAACATTAACCACACCCAGCACATCAGGTACGATTGCAGTATCGGGTACATCTCCATCGTTCACTTCGATTACGACTACTGCTGATTCGACCATTCATGGATTGACTGTTGGATTGGGTGGTGGTTCTGATATTTATTCAACTGTTGTTGGTTATAGCGCAATGTCTAGTTCCTATTCTGGGAACACCAATAATGCTTTTGGCAGATTTGCTTTAAATTCATTAACTTCTGGCTCTGTAAATGATGCTTTTGGAAGAACAACTTTAGGCTCAAATACTAGTGGTGCAAATAATGTAGCTTTTGGAAATTATTCATTACAAGCAAATACTACTGGAAGCTATAATTCTGCAGTTGGTACTCAAGCTCTCTACTCCAACACCACAGCATCTAACAATACAGCAATTGGTTATCAATCTTTTTACAACAACACAACAGGTACAAGTAACGTAGGTGTTGGTTATGGTACTGGTGGCGCATTAGGTGGATCAACTGGAGCAATAAATAACATAACTGCAATTGGATATGCTGCTCTTGCAAAAACAACAGGTGACAGCAATACGGCCGTTGGTAGGTTGGCTAGTTATCAAAATACATCTGGTGCAGGAAACGTTGCAGTTGGCGATTCTGCATTGTTTAGCAATACAACAGCATCTTTTAATACTGCAATTGGATATCAAGTATTACAAAGTAATACTACAGGTAGCAACAACGTAGGTGTTGGTGGTGGAAATAGTTCTTCTTATTATCCAACCTTAAATTCAAATACAACAGGTGTTGCTAATACGGCTTTGGGTATGTGTGCTCTTGGTCTAAACACCACAGCCTCTTACAACACTGCAGTAGGTTATCAAGCAGGGTATAGCAATACCACAGGAACTAGGTCAACATTTTTAGGTTCTTATGCTGGGTATTGGTCAACTGTTAATGACAATACTGGTATTGGATATACTGCTTTAGGTGGTAATGGTGGTGGTGTAACAGGAACAGGTAATACTGCTTTGGGTTCCCAAGCCATTCAAGCAATTACTTCAGGCGCTAACAATACAGCATTAGGCTTTCAAGCTGGGTATAACGTAACATCAGGCGCACAAAATGTGTGTTTGGGTACTTATGCTGGAACTTTAAGCCCCGCTTTAACAACTGGTTCTAATAATACCTATATTGGATATAACTGCGGTGGAAGTGCCAACAACAACACATATGAAATTGTTATTGGATCTAGCGTAGGAGGCAATGGTTCAAATACAGTAACAATTGGAAGTAGTGGTGGTAATGTACATTTAAATTACACAAGTACAGGTACATGGACTCAAACATCAGATCAATCATTAAAAACAAACATTCAAAATGACACAATTGGTTTAGCGTTTATTACTGCTTTACAACCAAAAACATATACTTGGATTGCACAAAACGAACTGCCAAAAAATCATCCAAGATATAGACAAGAAAACAATCTTGATACAAATCTTGTAATGCATGGTCTTATTGCTCAAGAAGTTAAAGCTGTAATGGATGCACAAGGTATTACAAGTTTTAATGGCTGGGAAGAAGGCCCTGATGGTATTCAAGGTATTTCAAGAGAAATGTTTATTACCCCATTGATCAACGCAGTAAAAGAACTCTCGGCAGAACTCAACGCACTTAAAGCGAAAGTAGGAGCATAACATGACCGCAAGCATAAACGCATCAACCACAGCGGGCGTGGTGGTCACAAGTGACACATCAGGAAGCCTTGCACTCCAAACAGCAGGAACAACTGCGGTTACGATCAATACAAGTCAATATGTTGGTATAGGCACAAGTAGCCCTGCTTATCCTTTAGACATTACCGCAAATGCCAATGCTTCTATTGCAATTGGACAATCTAGTGATGACCCATTTGTTTGGCTTGACAGAAGTGACGGTGGTAGTAATCGTTTGGCTTGGCGTTTACGTGAAAGTTCAACTCGTCAGTTGATTTTTGAAACTGGTACAAGCACAACCAAATATGGACAAACTTTTACCCAAGCAATGACACTAGATAATAATGGTAGGTTGGGAATTGGTACAACAAGCCCAGCAACACCGCTTGATGTTCGTGGTGATTCTTCTCTTGGCGGTACTAATACCTACTTGGGTGGTAGCACAGTATTTCAAGAACAACGTTTATCTGTTCTTGGTACTACATCTGGATCGACAGGTTTAGCTTTTTCACAATACACAGGTTCATCATATTCAGAACGAATGCGTATAGACTCTAGTGGTAACTTGTTAGTGGGGACTACAAGTTATGTTTATCCTTTATCAGTTGTTAAATCGACAACGAATAGTAGGGTTGGGTATTTAAGAGCAGATACATCTTCATACACAGATGCTGTTTTAATTTTAGATTCGTCCACATCTGCTGGAACAACATTCAGATTGATAGAAGGTTATGCAGGTTCATCTTCTTTGCAATTTAGGGTATATGGAAACGGTAATGTTCAAAACACCAACAATAGTTATGGTTCTATTTCCGATGCCAAACTAAAAGAAAACATTGTTGATGCAACTCCAAAACTTGCTGACTTATTAAAAGTACAAGTTCGCAATTACAACCTTAAAGGTGATTATGAAAATCACAAACAAATTGGTGTCATTGCACAAGAGCTAGAGCAAGTCTTCCCATCAATGATTGATGAATCACCAGACAAAGACAAAGATGGGAACGATTTGGGGACAACAACAAAGTCAGTTAAATACAGCGTGTTTGTCCCCATGCTCATCAAAGCCATCCAAGAACTTAACACCCTAGTAACCGCTCAAGCCGCAGAAATCACGGCATTAAAAGCAAAGGTAGGAATCTAATATGTCACTTACTCTTAACGGTTCATCCCCCGCAGTCACGTTTCCTGATGGAACAACGCAAAGTACTGCCGCAAACATAACAGCCCCGTATACAGCAAATGGTGTGGTGTATGCGTCTAGTACAAGTGCTTTGGCTACTGGGTCTAATTTAAGTTTTGATGGCAATTACACTTTAGCATTAACAAATGGTACTTCTGGTTTATTAAATCTTGGACCAACTGCTGGTCAAGCAAGAATTTATTCAGATTCAACTGGCGCATTTTTTGGTTCTTCTAGTTCTACGCCAATGATATTTAGAACTAATAATACTGAATATATGCGCCTTACCACATCAGGCTATTTAGGTATAGGTACAAGTAGTCCTAGTTATCAATTAGATGTTACAGGAGTTTCTAGAGTATTATCTAATAATCAATCAGATGGAATTATAATCAATGGTAACGATAATTCTAATGTTAAATTACGTTTGACAAATAGCGGAACTGGTGGAGAATCATACAATATTCAAGTAGGTGTAACAAGTGCATCAAATTCAAATTTAGTTGTTAGATGCAATACAAGTAGTTCTGATTTATTGCAACTTAGTCAGTCAGGTAACCTAGGGCTAGGAGCTGGTCCTGCTACTTGGTATTCTTATTCAAGGGCATTTCAACTTGGTGCTGGTGGTTTTATTCAAGGCAGAAGCAATGATGCAACCACACTTGAATTAGGCAGTAACGCTTATTTAAATACTTCTGGTAATTGGACTTATCCATATACAGCGGCATCTTCTAAATTAGATGCTTCTAATGGAACATTTAGATTCAATATTGCCCCTTCAGGTACTGCTGGTACAACAATAAGTTACACCCAAGCAATGACACTAGATAATAGTGGTAGATTGTTAATTGGAACTACAAGTGCGGCAGATTCAACATTAAGAACACAATCAGGTTCTTCATCTACAGATGGCAGAATTGAAGCATGGTTAAGTACATCAAATGGTGGAAGTTATGGAGTTTTGCAATTAGGCTCTGCAAACACAGGAACTAATACAGAATGTACTATTCATTTTGTATCAGGAGCAACAGCATTAGGTAATAGTCCAACAAGTGCAAATGGTACTCAATATGATTGGGGTATTGGATTATCTCCTTATGGCGCTGGAGGTAATGTTTTTGCTGTTGCTTGCACTGCAAATGGGGGCCCTAATGTCAAATTAAATTACAACAGTACAGCATGGTTGTCTGGTTCAGATGAAAGAATTAAAAACATTACAGGTAACATAGAAAACGCATTAAGTATTATTTCTCCGTGGAGAACAATTTTTTACACGCTGAAAAGTGATGAATCAAAAGATGTAAAAACAGGTTTAATTGCTCAAGATGTGTTAAAAACATTACCTGAAGTCGTTGATGTACCTACTAAAGAATTAAATGATAAAGGTGAATTGTTACCTTTAAGTATTGCTTATACAGAAATTATTCCAGTTCTTGTAAAAGCAATTCAAGAACTTAACGCAGAAATTCAATCACTAAAGGCTGAAGTAGCCACACTTAAAGGAGCATAACCATGACCGACATCGTAGAAACTTTAACCGCAGAAGAGATTCAGAAACACTATGAGGCTGCCCTCGATAGTGTGAACCTCATCAACGGCACAAAGCCTGAGAACGAAACAGACGCAGAATGGACAGCCACTCTGCAAAGAAACAAGGCGCACTTGGAGATCATGGTAGCTAAGACCTACTGGACAACCCAAGACCTGACACCCCTTCACACAGCAATTGCAAAGGTAGCTTAAATGGAAAAGATCACCCTCTCCACACAACTCGTTAACCAGATCATGGCTTACTTGGGAACCAGACCGTTCCAAGAAGTATTCCAACTGATTGAGGCTGTACAGAAAGAAGCCCAAGCTCAACAACAACCTGCGGCGGAGTAACAAATTGATCCGTTTACACTTGTTGCCCTTGCTTCTGGCGCTTTCAAGCTCTGCAAAGATGCTTGCGAGATGTACAAAGAAGGGCGGCAAATTGTTACTGACATTGCCCATGAAGTTGATGGAGTTGTCAAAGACGTTAAGACAGTACAAAAGAAAGCCAAAGGTCTTCTTGGGTTCCTGAGTGCTGTCTTTGGGAAGAAGGAAGAACTGCAGTCGACTGCAGATGTAGCGCCAGTTAAGAAGGTCAAAAAGAAAAAAGAGCCACCGCCAGAATTTGATGAAAACCTCATTTACCAACAGGTAAGTGATGCTCTCATCAAGTTCTTCCAAGCGTATAACTCGCTGAAGAATTACGTTAAGGAACAGGAAGAATTTGCTCTCCATGCAAATAACGATGAAGGCCAAGAGGCTGCAATCAAGATCACGATTGCCAATTTGCAGATGGAGAAGTTGAATCAGGAGCTGAGTGATTACATGATATACCATGTGCCTAATGAATTGAAGGACTTGTATACTCGGGTCAATCAGCAAATCGGTCACATTGCCAATGTGCAGGCGCTTGCAAGACGGGAAGAAATGCTGAAGGAGCGTAGGGCAAAATGGCAACGGCGGCAAAAGGCA